CGCGTGGCGTAGGTGCCGTAGCTGCCCACACCGTTCTCGTTGACCTTGGCCGGGCCGACGATGATGTCGGTCACCCGATGGATGTTCAGACTGAAGTTCATGCCTTTCTCCTTTCTTGGCGACGTTGGCGTCGAGCAGCTCCTTGTGCAGCTTGTAGACCACCGGCTTGGCGGTCTCGAACTTCTCAGCCACCTTGGCCACATCAGCGGCCGGGTACTTTTGCAGGTACTCGCGGATGCGATCTGCCTTGGTCTTTCGGGTTTTCATGGTTTCTCCTTGGGGGTTTGAATCTTGCGGACCTTGCCTGCGCGGATGGTTTTCTCCACGTAGTCGTAGGCCACCTCGATGTCGTAGACAGTGCTGTTTTCCAACTGCACCTCGTGCAGGTCCGTGATCAGCTTCAGAGCTTCCCACTCTGCGGCCTTCATCACGAACTTCATGCCTCGTTGAGCCCCGCGCTCGGCCAGCGTATGCAGGTGATGCTGGGACTCGTTGATCTCCTTGAGCCCGTCGCGGCCCTTGCCATGGATGGCCAGGGACTCAGACATGTTGGCCATGGCGATCAATCGGTCGATGTCGTCCTTGGTTGCATTGCCTGTGCGCACCTGCTCCAGCGCCTCACGATGCTTGATCTGCATCATCAGGAACTGATCCTTGAGCCGTGACAAAGGCTGCATGCCGGATAGAACGAAATCCAGTGGGTTTTGCAGCACTGGCCGTGGCCGGTACTTGCTGCGTTTCCTCATTTGATGATCTCAGCCAGGGCCGCGATCAGCGTGCACACCCCGATCAGGTACAGGGCGTAGATGGTCACCCCGTACTTGAAGGGAGACACCCTGTGCCCAAGCAGCGCTGCCTGCAGCCGCTCCATGTCGTAGTCAGGCCTGTACCGCTGACGCGGAATGTGCTGCAGACCAATGAGTACCTTCCCGGTATTGGGGTAGCGGCCTGAAGCCGCCAGCTTCTTGTAGACGTCGGGCTTCAAAACAGGGCCTCCTCTACGTCAGCCAGCTCCGCCATGGGGTCAGGCTTTTTCTTGGCAGCTTTGCGTACCTCTTTGGGGGCCAGCTCCATGGGCATCACCCACCGAGTACCGTCCCATTGAGCAAAGGGCCATGGCCAAGGTATCAAGTCTTTTTCAGTCTTCACACTCTTTCTCCTTTCTGAATTGCTGCACCGATCTTACCGCATTCAACTCAATTGTCAACAGCTCAACTCTTTTTTCTGCGGCCATCCAGGCATCACGCCAGAGGTGGCTGTCATCGAGCTTGTCAGCAGCGCTGACGAGCATGGTAGCGATGGTGGAGTAGTGGGGGAAATCGGCCAGTGTGCGAAGCTGGTCAGATAGTTTCATCGCTTTCTCCAGGGGTGGCGTTGGTATTCGTCTCTCAAAAAGCCAAACAGTACCAGGTCATCGCCGTCCTCAAATATCTTGCGCATGCGGCCTTCGTATTGAAAGCCCATGCGGGAGGCGAAGTGCTGGGTGTTCAGGTTGGAGCCTCGGATGAGGCCCGTGATCCGTGGTACTTGGAGCACGTCAAAAGGTAGCGCCATCACGGCGTTGTAGTAGCTGCGCGAGAGCCAGTTGCTGCCGGGCCTTGCAGCCAGGTGCATGTCAATGTTGGTGCCGATGTAAGAGGAGAAGACGCACACGGCGAGGAACTGCTCGTGCTCGTCCACCAGGCTGACGGCGGCGCAGTCCTGCCCGATCCCTTCAGCCCCTATTTTCTCCTTGGCCCATGCAACGGCGGCATCGACGTGCTGGTTACGCCAGATCGTTCTCATCGAAGGATTCCATGATCTCGTCTTCCCACAGCAGTATCTGCTCCTCAGGGATGCCCTTGGTGATGTCCACCTTGCGCGGCTTGCCAGCCGGGCCGGTGACTTCTAGCAGTACCTCGCGGATGTCGATCTGTGCGGGCAGCTCCATGCCCTCCACCACCATGGGTGGCAGCACGTCAAAAATGAGTTCGACCGGCAGGTTTATTTCGGCGTTGTGCTTCACGTTCTTCCTCTTCTTTCTTGCGGCGCTGTTCGATACGCATGAGCAGCAGGGATTCCTCATAGACCTTGTCGAACTCCATCTCCACCATGGTCGCCACAGCGTGGCCCAGGGAGACTTTGTGGAAGAGTGAAATCTCTTTGAGCTTGATGTAGGCGTCTTCGGTGATGGTCACAGTCTTGTACCGCGCGCCAAGGCGCTGCGACGGGGACAGGCGACCCACTGGATCACGCTTCTTGCGCGGTCTGCCCAGCTTTCGGGGCCTGCCGCGCCTGCGCTTCTTGGGCCCCTGGGGCTCTCGTGGTTTTGGGACGAAGACCTCGTCCTCTTCTGGTTCAACGTGTTCCACGTATTTCTCCTTTCTGGTCTGTCAAAAAAGCGGCCGCGCGAACGCGGCCAAAGCCTCAATAGAGGAGGAGACAACTGCTGAAAAAACCCAGCTCCATTATGCCGCCTCACCCCAACTTGGTCCAACCTCAACATCGACACGAGAGGGCACTTCCAGACGAACAGCACTCATCATGAGCTCTGCCGCCTCACGTGCTTCTTCCTTGCTTCGCACCGACAGCGCGATCTCGTCATGCACCTGCAAGCGGATGTCGAATCCGGCCTTGTACAGCGCCACCATCCCGGCCTTGGTTTGATCGGCCGCAGAGCCTTGGATGAGGCGGTTCAGGCCCTTGTAAGTGCCTGCTCGCTTGATCCGTTGGCCGTATTCAATGATGGCTTGCTCACGGGGCAGAGCCTTGTTCACGCCCCACTCCACCGGCTCCCACAGCGGGAAGCGGCATTTGCGGCCCAGGAGCGTCCTGATCGCGCCACCCGAGGCCGGGTGCTCGATCCTGCGCATCACCGCGTCCACGGTGCCCTTGAGGAACGGCACCTTGCTGTGGAAGGTGGCGATCAGCTCGCTGGCCTCGTCCAGGGGCAGGTCCAGGCTGTTGGCCAGCTTCTGCTTGCCCATGCCGTACATCAGGCCCAGGCCGATGGTCTTGGCAGCCTTGCGCTTGATCCCGGCCATGTCCGCGACCATCTGGTGGAAGTCGGTATCGGGGTTTTCCCGATAAGCGTCGGCCATCTTTTCAGCGCCTGGCAGGCCGAGCAAGGTGGCGTAGTGCACCAGGAGGCGCGGTTCTTGGGAGCTGAAGTCGTTGGCCGCCCAGAGCTGGCCATCCTCGGGCAGGAAGAGGCCGCGCACCAGCGGGCCGATCACCTCGTGGCGGGCCGGAACCTGCTGAAGGTTGGGGTTGGATGCCGAGAGCCGCCCGGTGACCGTGCCCCCGTCCTCGTTTCTCATCTGGTTGAAGTGCGTGTGGATGCGGCCGTCCTTGGCGCTGTGCCTGAGGTAGGGCTCCAGGAACGTGCCATGGGTCTTGTTGAACTCCCGCGCCTCCAGGATCATCTTGGCCATCGGGTGCTCGTGCGTGTCCAAGAACGTCTTGGTGAAGCTCGGCGCGCCCTGGGCGGTCTTGGGGTATTGGATGCCCAGCTTGTTGAAGGCCTGGGCAATGCTGGCGGCGGCCCAGATGTCCACCTTCACCCCGGCCTGGTTCTTGATGTACTTGAGGATGTCGGTTTCTTTGCGCCGCATCTCCTCGACCTGGCGCTCGCACTCGGGGCGGTTGAAGCGCACGCCCTTGAACGTGATGTCCAGCAGCACTGGTAGCACGTCGGTCTCCAACTCGAAGATGGAGTGCACTTCTTCGCGCTGAATCAGCGCTTTGAAGTGGTGCCAGAGCTTGAGCGTCAGCGCCGCGTCCTGCTCGGCGTACTCGCCAACGTGCATGGCGGGCAGCTTCCAGAGTTCCTTCTTTGGGTGGACGCCGAAATCCTGCGCAGCCTCCTTGAGCCCTTGCTCGGACTTGACGTCCTTGAGGTAGTCTAACCCCAGGGCGTTGAGACTGTAGCTGAAGCGGTTTTCGTCGAGGAGCGGGGCGGCGAGCATCGTGTCATAGATGCGGCCGTTGATGGTGAATCCACTTGCACGAAGCCACCCGGCGTCGTAGGTGGCGTTGTGCATGATCTTGTCGGCCCCAGTCGCAAGGACATCCGCAATCCATCGCTCCACAATCCGGCGATCAAGGTTCCCGCCGCCGCCATGAGCAACAGGAAAATAGCCTGACCATCCGTCAACGGCAACAGCGTACCCAACAATGTAGCCGTCACCGCGAGGCCAGCCAGGGCCCATGGATTCCATGTTGGGGTCGCAGGTTTCGAGGTCAATTGCAATCTCCGTGGCTGTGGACAAGTTCGGGAAAACCTGTGGAGGAACCCACTCCGACTGGCGCGGGAAGAGAGACATGGCCTGGGTGTCGCGTTTTTTCACAGCCGGAATCCTTTCTGTTCATTCTTGGGCAGCACAATGTGCAGGCTCTGCTTGGCCCGGGTGATTCCGACGTACAGCAGGCGGTTGATGTCGTCCGAGTTGCGCTCGTAGTCCTTGGCAAACTTGGTGGTCAGGTCACCCATCAGGAGCACGTTGTCGGCCTCGCCGCCCTTGGCTCCGTGGATTGTGGATAACTTGATCGGAGCCTTGCCGGTGAGCTTCACGCCTTGGCGCAGCAGCGAGACGATGTACTGGCGGCGGTCCCCTGCGATCTTGGTCAGGGCCTTGTGCCAAATTTCTGTAGAAAGAAGTCCGTGCTTTTCTTTCAGCAGATCGAGGGTGTACTCGATCTGCGGGTCGGCCGTCTTCAGACCCTTGTGCCCGTGTTTCACGGCCTCTGTGCCAAGGTACTTGTAGATGGTGCGCACCACCTCGAACGGCACGCTGCCGCCCTTGCGCAGGCGCTCCCAGCCCAGCACGGCCGTGAGCACGGCCTCGGGCACGGACCGTTGTCCGTGGCGCTCGAACAGCAGCCCTTGGCTCTTGAGCCAGTCGTGCATGTCTGTGAGCATGTAGTTGGCCGCAGCCAGCACCAGCCACTCCCCGTGAGTCACATCCACCTGTGCCCAATCGTTGTAGTAGTGCACCTCGCCCTGCTCCTGCCGGGCCTTCCAGGTCTTGGGCTGGCGCTTCCTGATGCGGTGGACCACGGTGTTGGCCAAGGCATGCACCTTGGCTGGCACGCGGTAGGACTGGTCCAGCACGTGCACCTCGCCCTCGAAGTTCAGGAAGCTGTCAACGTCGGCTCCGGCCCAGGTGTAGACGGCCTGGTCGTCGTCGCCTGCCAGAAAGCAGCGCTGGGCTCGCAACGCGAGTTGCTCGACCAGCCTCCATTGCAAGCGGGAGAGGTCCTGTGCCTCGTCGATGATCAGAGCGTCGAGCCGTGGCAAGCGGTCCGGCTCCAGCAGCACGTGCTCCAGCAGGTCGGTGAAGTCCAGCAGCGCGTGCGACTGCTTGTAGTGCCGGTAGGCGCGTTCCACGTACTCGAAGTGGAACCACTCCAGGTCCATGCGCGACTGGTTGTAGTGGGTCTTGAGGTCCAGGCCCTTGATCCGTGCGATGTTGACCTCGTTGAGGATCGGGTTGTCCGCCTGCACCATGAAGTCGTCTTCGCCCGTGCCGACGTTGATCTCGATGCCCGCCTCCTGCGCGAACTCGCGGTAGTTCTCGGGCGTCATCATGTCCTTGGTGCCGATGCCAAGGCACCGGTAGGCCAGGCTGTGCAGCGTGCGAAACCACGGGAAGTCGGTGTCGGGGTTCAGGCCGGGAAACTTGGCCACGGCGCGATCCCGCGCCTCGTTGGCCGCCTTCTTGGTGAAGCTGAAGTACCCGATCTTGGTCGGGTGCGTGTTGTCAGCCAGCTCCTGCTGGACGACGTTGAGCAGATAGGTCGTTTTGCCTGAGCCGGGCGGCCCAAATACCTTAGTGATTGCCATTGCGTTGCCTCAATCGTTCTTTGACTTCTGGAGTAAGGTCCGGAAGCGGGGCCCATGCCACACACCAGGAATCCCACGTGCCGATGACGCACACGCCGCCGGGGGGCAGCAGCAACATCTTGCTGCCGCCAGGAGGTCGATCTTCCTCGGGAAGACGCCAAACGGCCGCGCCGGAGACGTGCTTCATGACACTCAAAATGGGCTCCTATTTTTCACCTGCTCGGGCGTCTCGAAAGGCGCATCCTGGCCAGCAAAGCGCGGCATGCGCCAGCAGCGCACCGTGCGGTTCTTCAGGAACAGGCTGATCGGCTCACCACCAAGCTCACGGATGCGCTGGGCCATCTTCGGTGCGGTCAGGCCCTTGAAGTTGTTGCGGGTAAGGTGGGCTTCGAGGTCCTTCATACGGAAGTAGACCTTGGCCTCGTCCTCGTTCACCCAAGGGCGGCCCATGAGGATTTCATCGCGGTCCATGGCTTGTTGCATGTGCGTCGTGAACTCCTCGACCAGATCATTGAAACGTCCAGTCAGGCTGGTGTCCTCGGGCGCTTCAGTGATCTGTTCACTCTCGACCATCTCCCGCAGGAGGGCGTTGAGCATCTGCTCCCAGTCTTGCTTGCGCAGCGTGGGCGGCAGGACGTTGATGCGCTCGATGCAGGCCTTCTGGAATGCGGCCTGGTTGAAGAGGCTGTCGGTATCGAGCTCGACGCGCTTGCCGTTGACGTCGAGAAACCAAAGAGGGGGCTCGCTGTTGTACTTGGACAGCGAGGAAAGCTGTGGGGAGTCTGGGCCGTCACCGCCAATGCCGTATTTACGCGTGCGGCACAGGCCGCTGTGGCAAAACGCGTTCAGGGGCGCATCCTTGCACTTGTACTTGTACTCTTTCTTGTGGAGCTGCTTGACGATGATCTGCAGCTCGTTGTTTGGCAGCGGCGGATGCACGTACTTCAGGTTATGGTCTGACAGCTCGTTATCCCAGGTCGCAGGCTTGGCCCGCTTGAGGTACACGCCGATGGCAAAGAGGGCATTGTTCCGCGTGCCCTCAGGCACGCCCTGCGCACAGATCGCCTGCAGGCATGGCGGCCCATCCTTGATTGGATGGTCGGGCTTCTTGGGCTCCTCTGGCGGCTCGACGCTCGGGTCCTGCACCCAGCGCTCGTACAGCTCGTAGAACTCCTCCAGCGTCGCGGCCGTGCCATCGTCTTGGATGGCGTAGCGCATGGTCTGGTCGCCACCGAAGTAGGGCAGGTTCAAGAAGTTACCGGTGTCGCCACGCTCCACCAGAATCTCGGCCTGCTTGGGGAAAATCTCGCGCCCGGCCTCGCCGAGCACAGCAGCGCAAGCCTTGAGGTAGCGCTGCATGTTGGCAGCGGGCATCGGCTCGCGCACGAAGAGAAAGACATGGGCACCACCGGACTTGCTGCGGCAGACAATCAGCGGCAGCTCCAGGTCGCGGATGCGCCTGATCAGCCCCTGGTGATCCAGCGGGTACTGATCAATGTCGATGCAGCCCCAGATGCAGGTGTTGTCTGCACGGATGGGGATGATGCCCAGTGACGGGTCGATGCCCTGCAGGTGTTTGACCCACAGATCATCGGTTGGCGGCTTGCGGACAACAACAGCCTTACCGGCCTGCTTTCCGCTCTCTTTGGACCCCTCGATCTTGTAGGTTCCATAGGCAATATCGAGGCCGCTGAATATCGCCTTGAACCGTGTGATGTCTGTCATTTCTTCTTTCTATGGAGGTGGGGCCTACTCGCACGAAGAGGGGTACCCGCATATTGCCTGACAGGAGCTACCTGGCACGACTCAGCTATCTGGACTCCTCGCACTTTCGGCCCCGGAACTCAAAATGGCTGTGGGCCGCTGCTCATCTCACCACCTTCTGCACCCTCGTGCTTGACCTTGATGTCGCCCGCGCCGACAGACTGCGCGAACTGCTTACAGGCCAAATAGATGTCGTTGGACTCGACCGGGCCGATGCGCTCGATCTCCCATCCGTGCCACTTGCCCTTGTCGTTGGACTCGGCCGTGGTGGTCAGGCGGTAGACCTGGCTGTACATGGGCGGCGTGAACAATCCGTTCTTGCCGCTCATCTTCACTGACTGCATCATGGAGTTCCACTTGCGGCTCTTCTTGAGCTGCGTGGACTTCATGGTGATCAGTGCGGGGTTGGGCACACCGTTTTCGTCAATCAGCATGACGTAGTGGTTTGCCGTGTTCTCGATGTAGTTGCCGTTGTCCAGGTAGTCCTTGTTGTCGCCAGGCTCGCGGTGAGTCTGGGACAGGATGTCGCTGGTAGCAGGGTAGATGTGCACGGGCGCACCGCTACCTTGCCCACGCGGGGCCCACTCGATGTACTGACGGACGTATGCGCAAGGTACCACGTGGATACCTTTCTTGCCGTCAAATAGCTCGCCGGTGACGCTGTTGAGTACCATGCCCGGCATCGCGCCGTCCATGTCACCTACTTCAGGGCTGGTTGAGGTGAGCAGTCGCAGGAACGGCAGTGCATAGTCGTCCTGGTTCATGTTCTCAAAGCCCTGGCCAGCATCCTGCTCCAGGTCGCTCATGATCGCCAGTGCGGTGCTGGCCTTTTGTTCCGCAATTTCAGTCTTGGCCATGGTCCATGGTCCTTTCTTCGTGGTTCGTGGTTAAACAGACTTGATGACAGCTTTCTGGCCGATGAACACGCCAAAAAGCTCGGTATCGACGGGCTGCCCCTTCTCGATACGCTCCTTGACCCAGGCCTTGAGGGTCTGGGGCTCGATCTTCTCGGTCTGCTCGGCCGGATAGCCTTGCTCGCCCAGAAGATTGAGAAGTCGCGAGCACAGTTCGTCTTCCTTGCGGCCGAACCGAACGCTCACGGTATTCTTGATGATGTCGTCAAAGCCGTTGTCGCGCAGCCATTGGTACGCTTCGGCCTGGCGGGCTTTCGGGATGCTCGCCCCGTAGAACGGCTTGATGCTGATGCTGGAACCGTCCTCCATTGCGAAGGCTTTCATACCGGCTTCAGCCATGGCCTCAGGTATCGTCTGCTCGGTCAGCTTGCGGTACTGCTCGGACTTCTCGGACACTGTTTTTTCAAGGTCCGCGAGTTCCTTCTCAAGCAGCTTCGCACGGCGTGCAAGACCAGAGATACCAGTGACCTGCTCGTCAGAGACTTGCAGGGCGTTGGCGTCGTTCTCAAATAAATTCGTAAGACTCATCACTTTCTCCTTTCTTGAAGAGGTCAACCTCCAGGGGAATATAGCGCCTTTCGCGCTTGTCCCACTTGAGGCACTTGAAACGGCCCTGATTTTTGGCCGCAGCTACTGCACAGGCAATACCTATTGCAGAGGGGTCGCCGATGAGCAGCAGGTAGTCATCGTCGCAAAACTTTTCGAGCTTGCGTTGGATGCGTCGCACTGTTGGCACGACTGAAAACGCAATCTGCGCCATGGGCGGCAGAATGGTCTCGATCTTGCCGTAGTCCAAAGCACTTGCGATGTTGTGCTGCGTGGTCTCGGACACGACGTACACAGTTGGCACTGATTTCTCCTTTCTGAAAACGAGCGGCCAGTGTACACTACTTCACACGGAGGTTGTCAAGCCCCCGGCAAGAAAGAGAGAACACATGGACAGATTCCTTGAAACCTACCCCTTCAAGAACAAGCCCTTCCTGCATCAGAAGGCATACCTGCAGCGCTTCTGGAATGAGCCTGTAGCTGCGCTCTTTGCGGACATGGGCACTGGCAAGAGCTTCATGGTGATCAACAACATCGCCATGCTCTACGACCAGGGCAAGATCGACGCGGCGCTCATCGTCGCGCCCAAGGGTGCGTACCGCAACTGGTACGACACCGAAATCCCAAAGCACCTGCCTGAGCACATCGTGCACCGGATGGCCATCTGGTCCCCAAGCCCGCGCAAGGCCGAGCAAAAGGCGCTCGACGAGCTCTTCGTGTCCACAGAGGACCTGAAGATTCTGATCATGAACATCGAGGCCTTCAGCACGCCCAAGGGCACCGCGTTTGCCAAGCGGTTTTTGTTCGTGCACAACGCCTTCATGGCCATCGACGAGAGCACGACGATCAAGACGCCGACGGCAGCTCGCAGTAAGAACACCGAGAAGGTGGGCCGTGGTGCGCGATTCAGGCGCATCATGACGGGTTCCCCGGTCACCAAGTCGCCACTGGACCTCTACCAGCAGTGTGCGTTCTTGGCTGACGGCTGCCTGAACATCCACAGCTACTACGCCTTTCAGGCCCGCTACGCGGTGGTGGTTGAGCGGCAGTTGGCCAGCCACAGCTTCAAGCAGATCGTGGGCTACCGCAGGCTCGATGAGCTCAAGGAAAAGCTCGACCGCTTCAGCTACCGCGTGAAGAAGGAGGAGTGCCTGGACCTGCCGGAGAAGCTCTACGTCAAGCGCGAGGTGGACCTCACCGACGAGCAGGTGAAGGCCTACAGTGACATGAAGGCGGTGGCCCTGGCGCTCATCGACGGGGGCATCGTGAGCACGGTCAACGCCCTGACCCAGCTCATGCGGCTGCACCAGATCGTCTGCGGCCACGTGAAGATGGACGATGGCACGGTCAAGGAGTTGCCCAACAACCGGATTAAGGAGCTGCTGTCCATCGTCGAAGAGACGGACGGCAAGATCATCATCTGGGCCAACTACCGGCACGACATCGAGGCCATCAAGCTGGCCCTGGCCAAGGAGTATGGGATGAACAGCGTGGCCACCTACTTCGGCGACACCGAAGGCGAGGAGCGCCAGCGCATCGTCAACCGCTTCCAGGACCCCAACGATGAGTTGCGCTTCTTCGTGGGCAACCCCAGCACAGGCGGCTACGGCCTGACGCTCACGGCCGCGCACACGATGGTCTACTTCAGCAACAGCTTCGACCTGGAAAAGCGCCTGCAGTCCGAGGATCGGGCGCACCGCATCGGCCAGACCAAGAACGTGACCTACATCGACCTGATCGCGCCAGGCACGGTGGACGAGAAGATCGTCAAGGCCCTGCGCAGCAAGATCGACATCGCAACCCAAGTGCTGGGGGAGGAACTCAAGCAATGGCTCATCTGATCCCCTGGTCAGACCGCTTCAAGTACGAAAAGCTCGAAAGAATGGACACGTCGTCAGGACGTGTCTACGTTTTGCCCAATTCTGTACACGTCCCCTCGGTGACAACGATCTTGGATCGCACCAAGGACAAGGCAGCTTTGGAGGCGTGGGCGCAGCGCATCGGCCAAGAAGAGGCCCTACGGCAGAAGGAGGAGGCGTCCTACATCGGCACGCACATGCACCTGACGCTGGAGGCCATTCTGGCCGGTGATCCGTTGTCCTTGGGCCGTGATTGGTTGGCCATGAAGGGGCACGAGATGGCCTTTCGCCTGGCCAACAAGTACTTTGGTGCCATCTCCGAGATTCATGGCTCGGAGGTGAGCGTCTATCTTGAGGACCGGTATGCGGGGACCACGGATTTGGTGGCCGAGTACCGAGGCAAGCTGGCCATCGTGGACTTCAAGCAGTCAGTGCAGCCCAAGCGGCATGAGTTCATCACGGACTACTTTCACCAGCTCGCGGCCTATGCCATCGCGCACGACGCCATGCACGGCACGGACATCGACTTCGCGGCCGTGCTGATCGCGGTTCAGGATGGGACGACGCAGGAGTTCACCACCACGGGCCGAGAATTCAAGGAATTCAAGGCCCAGTGGATGGCGAGGGTTACTGCGGCGGCTGCGCTGCCATCCCACTGATCGTGTCAAACGGGAAGAGCGACTGCAGCATGGAGCGGCTGGTGCCTGCAGGCGCGGGCCCTGGTCCTTGGGGCGCGGCCGGTGCGCCACCGCCGGGCTTGCCGCCACCACCCTGCGGCGGTTGCTGCTGCAGGAATGGCACGCCACGGCTGCTTGGCGCTGGGGGCATCTGGCGCAGTGCACGCGCCGCCTGGCCTTGGGCCGTGAACGGTGGCTGGGTGCCAGCGACCGGCTCCGGCTGGGGCTCTTCGTACGTGGCGTAGTTCAGACCCGAGGTCAGCATGTATGCGTGGAGCTGGCGCGCGATGTTGAGCTTCTCGCGCTCGGTGCTGCCTTTGCGCAACAGCAGTGCCATGAACTCCGGGTCCTGTGCGGCGCGCTCCAGAATGCCCCGGGTAGAGATGGTCGGCATCTTGTCGAAGAGTTGGCGCACGGCCTTGGAGCCTGCCGAAGCGGCGATCAGCGTGGGGCCACTGGGGCCTCCGGCCTTTGCGCCAATGCGGGCACCGATCACACGCTGGGCGAGCTCGGAGACCACGTCGCTGCCAGGGATCACGTCATCCATGGTGCGGCGGTTGGTCATCGCTGTCTCGATGCGCACCATCGGGTCCAGCAGGCGCTTCATGTTCTTCATCTCGGTGAAGGTCATGATGCCGTTGGCTCGCATGATGTTGGCCAGCGAGGGCTGGTTCGGAGCCAGGGGCTTGAAGAACGCGTCTTCGAAGGCCTGCGGGCTGAACTTGCTGCCGTCCTGGGGCATGGCCTTGAGGTAGGCGTAGTCGTACAGGGCGGCTTTGAGGCCATTCATGGCAGCGGGCCCTGCATCGCGGGCCATGGTGGCCACGTTGCGCATGCCGCTGACGGGGGCCCCGCCATTGAGGATCGTGCCCAGCGCAGTGCTGGGGCGCTCCTTGCCCGCCTTGAGCACCTGCGCGAAGGCGTACTGGTCGGCAGCACGCTTGACCAGATCGCTGTTCGCGTTTTGGACCATGCGGAACATGTTCTCGGCCTTGACAGCGTCGGACAGGTCCGCAGTGATGCCCAGCTTGTCCAGCATGGGCTTGTTCTCGGCCACGAACTTCTGCAGCTTCTTGGTGTTCAGGCGCGTGACTTCGCGACCCGTGGCCGGATCGAACGTCGTGTCAATCGCAGCGGCCGCGCCCATGCGCAGCACCCGCGAGTGCGCATCGGCAATCGACGCCGCGCCCTGGCGCGACATGTCGGCCATGGGCTTCAAGGCCGTGGCCTGCGGGCTGTTGCGGCCAAACTGCTGCACAGCGGCGTCGTATTGGTTGGCCATGAACTTGACCGCGTCCTCAACCTCGGTCATGCGCATGGCCGTTGCATCCGCATTGGAGCCAAAGGCACGCTTGACCAGAATCTCGGCTGGCAGGCGCTCGGCACCGGCGCGGGTGACGTCAGCGCTCTCGGCTGCTGTCTTGGCAAAGGTGCGGGTGAAGACGTCGTTCAAGGCCTTGGAGAAGGTGCGGGCCTCGTCAAACGCAGGGTTCTTGACGGTGTCCAGGTCCTTCATCAGGCTCTGCGCGATGGTGCTGTAGAAGTTGGCGTTGCCCACTTCACCGGCACCGGCGGCCTCACGGGCCATCTTCAAGAGGTTCGAGCGGTAGCTCACCAGCTCAGTCAGGTCCACCTCCTTGGTTTGCGGCAGGAAGCGGGCGGGAATCTGGCCAGTCAGGGCGAATTCCTCGCTACGGCGGCCCGCCTTGTACTTCTTCACGTCCTCCGGCGTGACGCCGAACTTGGCCATGATGCTCTTGACCACGGCGGGCGTGTTCTTGTCGAACACAGCGTCACCGATATCCAAGGTGTAGTCCAGGAAATCCTTGACCGTGCTGTTCGGTCGCATCTTTGGCAGGTCCACCACCGTGCGGGTGACCTCACGGGTGATCGGGCGACCCTGGGCACCCAAGATCGCGCCAGGCACCTGCTCGGTGACCGTCTTGGTCGTGGGCTTGGTTAATTGAGCCAGGCCCTGCTTCCACAGCTCGGTCTCGTAGTCGCGAGCACTGGTCAGTGCGTTTTCGGTCTCGGTCTTGACGATCTCGCCAATCGTGCGACGCGCCTGGGGCGTGTCCTTGTTGATGCGGGCAATCCGAGCAGCCGCATTGGCGTCAGCCGCAGCCAAGCGGCCGTTGATCATGGCGTTGAAGCGCTGCTCCTGGAGCTGCGCAGCCGCAAACAAGGCTTCCTGCGTGCCGATGCCCTTCAAGCGATCCACCATGAGCTGATAGGCCCGCAGCGCTTGGCGGCCCTGCTCTTGGGTCTCGCCCAGGAACTGCGCGTGAGCCTTGCCCAGCGCGGTCTCCATCTCGGTCAGCGCCAGGCTTCCAGTTTTCTGCGCCGAGGTAGGCGTGATCCGTTGTCCGGCAGGCGTGACCTGGGAGATCGGCATCTCGGCTTCCAGGCGGCGGATCAGGGTCGGAATGTCCTCACCAGCCTCTTCCAGGATGGTGTACAGACGGTTCGCGGCCCGTGCTTCACGGGACCCGGCGCTGAAGCTGCCCTTAACCTTGCGCAGCGCGTCCATCGCAGTCGCGCTGGTGTTGACCACCAGACGGCCGGGGGAGAACATGCCGCCCACCACCTCGGCAGCCAAGCGGGTGCCCGGTGCGCCCGGGTCGTAGGTCTCAGCAACGCCTGCCCCCACACCAGCACCCGCACCACTCAAGGCTTCCCCGGTCAGGAAAACCTTGGGGTAACGACGGGCGGACTCACCGATGGCCGACACGAAGCGGGCCACGCGGTTGGCGGTCATCTGCGGGATGCCGAACGCGGATGGGGCAAAGGCAATCGAGTCGCCGAAGGTCTTGCCACCCTCGCGGTAAGGCAGCAGGTCAGGGTTGCTGACTTCAGGAAACAGTTGCTCGGCCTGGCGGCCCGCAAAGAAGCCCGTAGTGCCGCCGACAATCATGCCGCCGATGGCCCCATAAGGAGGGAAGAACGGAGCACCCGCCTTCAGCCCCATGAGCGCCCCACCAACCATCGGACCGGTGCGAAGCGCCCCCTGGGCAGTACCCAACAAGGCCTCCTTGGCAGCGTCGCCGGTGCTCGGCTCGGTGACCATGCCAGGGTAGGCACTGGAAAGCGCGGCATCCGCCTCTGCTCCCGTGGGGCCGCTGGTGGAGATGCCCGGGTAGAGCTCCTCCAGGGTTTTGGGCTTGGCTGCTGGCTTGGTGGGGTCTGCCATTACCGGCCTCCCTTTTTCTGCGCGTAGACGTAAATTTTGCGGGTGGGATCAAACACCAGGTACTCGCCTGGCGCAGCAGATGTCCACTGTTCGGTGTTGTCGATCTTGCGAGCACGAACACCCAGCAGGTCACGGATGAAGTTGACCTCTTCGAGCTTCTTGAAGGCCTCGCGGCGCTTTTCCATGCCAGTGTTCTTGGCTTCGGTCAGCGCCTTGGTCTTGGCCTCGATGCTGTCGAAGACGTTGTCCACGGCAATGATCTGGTTGATGAAGCTCTGCTTGTTGTCCAAGAGGCGCGGGCCGAGGTTGAGCTCACTCAGAATCTGCTTGCGCTCGCCTTCAGCAAAGCGTGGGTTCTCCTGCAGCACGTTGACCACACGGTTGCGCATGTTCTCCAGCATCGTCGTGGCCTGCTGAAATTCCGGCTTGATGCGGCCAGCGGCTTCCAGCGGGATGTTGCGGGTGATGCCGGACACCAGCACAGGTACAAAACCTGTGCCGGTGCTGGCCAAATCGAAGAACGTCGATTGCGGCGCGGCCTGAACAATCGGTGCCACCTCTCCAGGGATGTCGTTGGGCGTTGCGCCAACCACAGGCGCGGGCCGTGGCGCGGGAGCCGCCGTCACCGGTGCAGCACCGGCCCCAGCGGCCGCAGGCGCGGGCCGTGGTGCTTGGCCCGTGGGCCCTGGGCGGCCACCGGTAGGCAGCGCTGTGCCACGTGCTTTGAGCGCCGTGCGCACGAAGTCGGGCAGCTCGTTGCGCTGCTCGCGGATGCCCTTCTCGCCGGTCAGCGGGTTGGTGAATTCCACGAAGGTGGGCTGTGTGTAGTTCGTGACCGCCGACAGGAAGTAGCGCTCGGTCTCGGGGTCGAGTGCGCCCTTGGCGTAGTCCGGCGCGTACTTGACGAACATCTCCAGGCTGCGGCCAGCCAGACCGCTGCCGAACGGACCGGCTTCGGTCTTGGACTTGCCAGCGGCCTTGAGGATGTCGGCGTAGCCTTTGCGCTGGGTCTCCAGCAGCTTGAGGTTCGAGGCCTTGGTGCTCTCGATCTCCTTCTCGGCAGCCTGCAGGCCCATGAGCCGCGCTTGACGCTGCTCCTTGTCCGCCGCAGAAATGAACTGTGACATCTCGGCAGGCAAGGTCCGCGTTGCTTGAGCCGCGCGGCTGAGGAAGCTGCCGCGCAGCGGACGACCCTGGTCATCGACGTTTCCAGCAAAGCCCAAGGCCCGCTGACCGAGGGACAGCAGGAGCTGGGCCTGACGGCTGTCGGTGTTGTCGCCCAGGATGTCCTTGTACATCTGCGTGCGACGGTCAGTCTCCGCCTTCAGATCGGGGACCACCAGCGGCCGCTGCGCCAGGGTGTTCATGAACTGCGTGCGAGCCTGTGCCAGCATCTCAGGTGTCGGGTTGAAACCCAACGAGGACGAGCCTTCACCAGCAGGGGTCACGCCGTCCTCATCAGACCCCGCTTGAAAACGCTGGACGATCCCGCCACGGGCCATCTGAACAGGCGGCTGGCCGCCCGGAGGCATCGGAGGAGCACCACCCGGTGCACCACCGGCCGCGCCCAACAAGGCAGCAATGCCGCCATCGGCAGGAGGCGGGGCCATCTCTGCGCCAGGGGCCCCAGGCATGCCAGGCGGCATCTGGGGAGGAGCCATCGGGGGCTGTGGCCCTTGGGCCATGGCTGCTGAAGGAGGCAGCGCGCCAATGCCTGCACCGGCTGCGCCTGCAGGACCTTGGGCCGCGAGCACCGGTTGCAGCATCGCGAGCACCGGCTCGGGAGTCTCGGCCGCAGCGGCGTAGCCCACCAGATCGGCGAGCTCGTCGCGTCGCGCATCAATCGAGCGCATGTCGCCGCGCAGATTGTTCATCAGGATTTCAGGAGAGTCCGGGCGACGGTCAAGGTCGGCATAGTCGTTGCCTCCCATCTCGTCATCGTCTTCCTCACCCTCGTCCTCATCATCCTCGTTCATGGAGTCCATGAATCCTTGCATGATGCCGACGTTTTCGACATCCAGGTCTTCGTTCATCATCTTGTCTTTCATCATGACCCCTTAGAAAAGCCCAGCCTTCTTCGCGCCTGCCGCTGTCGAGATAGCGCCCAAGCCGATGCCGACCGCCTGCTGGAACGGGCTTGCCGAGGGCTGGCTGGCCACCTGCGTGGACATCTGCGACGACGGTGCGCCCTTGTAGATGTCCGACAGGAAACCGGCCTGCTGGTACGGTGCATACACCTTTTGCAGCTCGGTCGCACGCTGCGCGTCCAGCGTCTGCTGGTTGAACGCCTGCTGCGCCTGGCCGACGTTGTACAGGAAGTTGATGTCGCCCTGCTGCAGCGCCTGTGCGGTCTGGCCCAGCGCGCCTTGCTGCACACCAAGCTGGCCCAACTGGCCCGCCAGCGCGCCCAGGCCTTGCGCCTGCTGCTGCCCGATGCCGAACTGCTGCGTTGCGAGCTGCCCGATTCCCTGACCAAGGCCCTGGAACTGTTGGCCCTGCTGGCCATAGATGTTGGCGATCTGGCCACCCATCTGGCCATACTGGCCCGCCTGCTGCATCAGCAGGTTGGCGATGTTCTGGTTGATCGCAGCCTCTTGGCCAGCCAAAGCACCCTGCTGGGACGCGAGGTTGCCGTACTGCTGCGCGGCCTGCTGGTAGATGTTGGCCGCGCCCTGGCCCAACTGAGCCTGCTGCACGCCCAACTGACCAAGGCCTTGGCCAGCAGCGACTTGCTGCTGCGCGAGGTTGCCGTACAGACCGGCACCGGCTTGTGCCAACTGAGCCTGCTGGCCAGCGGTTTGGGCCTGCAGTTGTGCGGCCTGCGCGAGCTGCTGCGCGGCGGACTGGCCAAGGCCTGCCTGCTGTGCGGCCACACTGGCCTGCAGCCCGGCTTGCGACGCCAACGCCTGTGCGCCCTGCTGCTGAAGACCTGCCTGCTGCACAGCGGCTGCGGTTTGCGCTGCCCCGGCTTGCCCGAGCATGCCAGCGGCTTGTTGGCCAAGGCCTGCCTGCTGCGCTGCGATGCTGGCCTGCTGTGTGCCCAACTGGCCAATGCCCTGTGCAGCAGCAGCTTGGCGCTGCTGCTGTTGCTCGAACGCGGCCATGGACTGCGCCTGCGCTTGGCTATAGCCCTGCGACAGGAGGTTGGCAATCGTGCTGGAGCGCTGATCCATCAGGTTGCGCTCCAGCTCGGCCCGCTGAACGCCCTCGCGCTCACCGCCGAATGCACCTGCCCGTACCGCCTGCGCCGATAGTCCCTGTTGTGCAATCGCGCCCTGGCGATTGATTTGCTTCATCGCCTCGTCGATGACCTGCTGCTGGTACGGGTTCATGAAGGCCTGAGCAGCGGCTGGGTTGTACGCCTGCGCGGCACCCCCGAGCTGGCCAATGCCTTGTTGAATCGCCTGCTGCGCTGCACCAAATCCCGGCTGTTGTGCAGCTTGAGCAGCTTGCTGCGCTGCAGCGAACTGAGCCCCGACGCCGCCCTGGAGTCCGGGCTGCTGTGCTGCTTGCATGGCTGCTTGAGCAGCTTGCATGCCTGTCTGCTGTGCCTGTGCAAAGCCGGGCTGTGCAGCGGCCATTCGGGCCTGGTCAGCAGCGGTCAGGGCAGAGGCAATGCCTTGTGCAAAGCCCGGCTGCTGTGCCGCCATGGCAGCCATGCGCTGCGCTTCGGTCAGGCCCGTGAGCCCTTGTCCGATGGCGGCGGTGGCAGGCGTGAGGTCCGCCTGACTGGACAAGGCCGCCATGTTCTGGGCCGTGGCCAGCGATCCGATGCCCGTGTTGATGTCCTGATAGGCCGGTGCAAAGCGCCCCGACGTGTCGGACATCAAAGCCCGCTGGCCAGCCGCGTCAAGATACCCAAGCCCCTGCCCGATGGGCTGCAAACCAGCAGTGATACCAGCGGCCGCGCCACCGGCCTGCTGCATCGCCCTTTGTGCGTCGGTGAACTGCTGACGGGTGTCAGCGCCGCGCAGGATGTCGGCCGCCTCGCCGGTGGTGCTGTACGAGCCGCCCAGGGCCTGGTTGGCCGCCGTCATGTAGGGGGTGAACGCGCCAACCCCCTGCTGCTCGGTGGCTCGAATCGCGGCAAGCTGCGCTGGAGAAAAGCCTGCGACCTGGTAGCCGGGAAGCTGCTGCGACAGGGGCGTGCGGTTGACGTTGAACGCGAGGTTCTGCGCCTCTTGCAGCAGCTTGAGTTTGTACGCCTCGATCTCCGGGGCTTCCCGGACGATCTGTTGAGTTACGGTTTCATCTGCCATGTCACTTCACCTTTACTGGCCCGCCTTCGAGCATCTTCATGAGTTTGTACATGCGAGCGGCCCCCTTGCGGCGGCTACCGTTCCCGACGTTGCGCACAGCCTTGGCTGTGAACACGAACTCTCCATCCGACAGCATGGCCGGGATGGAGTCAGAAGTCCCCGTGCCCGGGCCGTTGATCGGACCGTTCTTACGAGGGAAATCGGTCTGGCGGAGCTCACCGCCCTTGGCATAGCCAGGAGGCTGCTGGCCGTAGATCAGCGGCACACCGTAGAGGCCCGCCACGTTGTAGGGCTGCGCCAGACCGCCCGGGCTGCGCGTGACGCCGCCCGGCATCACGACACCGGGCTGGCCAATCGGAATGGAGGCGTAGGACGGAGTGGGTACCACCACAGAGCCAGGGGTCTGCGGGCGCTGGTAGCCGGTGTCCAAGCCGCCTTGGAACATGTTCGGGTTGTCCCGCATGTAGTCGAGGCCGGTGTAGTTCCGATTGAACGCCGGGTTCTGGTTGGCGGGCTCGCCTTCCATGCCGCCAGTCGCTGCCACAGCAGCGGTCCCGGCCAGTGCCAAGGGGCCGTACTTCTGCAGGATGCCAGCATCGGCAGGCAGGCCAGGACGGCTGGGCGAGAGGTACTCGTTGTAGATGTTCTTCGCGCCGCTGACCAGACGATCCACGATGCCTGCGGGCTGTGCAGTGGCTTGCGCCGATGCCGGTGTCAGGCTGTAGTTGGTCTGCGCGCCCATGCCCCCAGCGGCCTTGGAAAAGTCCATTGCGCCGAAGGCGGTGTTGGGCTGGAAGCCTACGCTGGGCGGTGCGTTGCTCGGCACCAAGCTGTAGTTGGTTGCACTGCCCGTGCCACCCATGGCCGAGGAGAAGTCCTGCGCGCCAAAGGAGCCGCCTGGCATGCGCAGGCCGGGCTCGCCGGTGCCCATGCGCAGGCCCGTGCCGCCCCCCTGCCCCAGGAGGTCCTGGGCCGTGCCGGTCGTACCAGCCGATCCAATCGCACCTTCGCCTCCCGCAATCCGCACAGGACCCGGAGGGCTGCCAGAGATCGGGCCCGGGTTAAGCGGCTCGCCAGCAGCCTGCAGCGCTTGTGCCTGCTGGGGCGTGAGCTCGTTGCCCATGTCCCGCGCAAAGCGGGCATCGGACAGGAGCTTGGAATTCTGCATGCCCTGCAACGCGGCCGCCGATGCGCCCGACATCACGCCCATGCGCAGCGCGTCAGCAGGCTTCATGCCGCCGATCAGGCCCACACCGGTGCCGATGGCACCGGTGGCCAGGCCCGTGTTCAGCGCACTGCCTGCCGCGCCGGGCAGATACTGGCCCACGGCTGACACGGGACTGACGCCCATGATCGTGCCGCCACCGCCAACGTAGCCCAGAGCACCGGAGATCAGCGCTTCCTTGATCGAGCCACCGGCCATCAAGGTGGTGCCAGCGCCAGCCAGGCCTGCTGCGGTGCCCATCGACAGGCCCACGCCTGCTGGTCCGAGGACCGTGGCCAACGCAATGGTGCCCAAGATGCGCCCGACGGGCGACTGGAGCACCTTCTTGACCACTTTGGTCACGCTTTTGAAAATCTTCTTGACCCCTTTGAAAATCTTCTTGAGGAAAAACTCAGGCAGGCCGGTGACGGGGTTGATCGTGCCTGCACCGCCCCGTGCCTTGAGGAACTCCGCCTCTTCGGGGGTGATGTGGGCCAGCATCTTGTCGCCATTGCGGCCCTGGGCGGCCAGGAAGGACGCCACGTCAGCCAGGCCACCTTCGGCCATGGCCATCGGCTGCATGCCCCCCATGTCTGGCATCGGAGGCTCGGCCATCATCGGGGCCTGCGCCCCTTGGGCCATGGTCATCTGCAGTTCGTTGAGGACCGCCAAGATCGCGCCGAGGAACTCGGGGTCGTACTCTTCCGGCAGGTCCTCGGCATCGACGAAGTCGTTGCGAATCAGGTCCTCGCGGATGGTCTTGTACTCACGAGGGTTTTGCGAGACGTACTCGAAAATCTCGATGAGCGTGGTCAACTGGCTCGGGGTGAGCTGCAGGTCCGCCATATTCTGACGGAGCGACTCCTTGAGAGCGGCAAGCTCTCCGGGATTGACCATCCCAAGCGCTGTCTGAGCAGCGTCGTACGAGTCAAAGCTCGTCACCATTTGGGGCTGCTGTGCGCCGCCCTCGTCTTGCATGGCTGCCGATTGCGGCAGGGCCATGATGCCTTCATTTGCCATGGTTGTCCTTTCCGATTTTGGCCTGTAGCTCCGCGAGGGGCTGCGCGTCGGAAAAGGACGCGTTATGGGGCCAAATTATCCTGCAAAGAGTTGAGTTTTGTCCACTGATCATGACCGATCCATCTCCAGATACGACAGGTAGAAATCCACGGTCGCTTGGCTGGAGGTCACCTTGATCACATCAGTGGCCTCAAGCACACAGGGCACGCCACTGAAAATGTCCATGGTCTGGTTCGTGGGCAGCGAATAGCTCTTGAGCAAGCAGTACGCTGTGGCCCCGCCGCCCGGGTAGACGTTCACCGTCAGCGCCGTAGTAGACGCGTTGCGATTGGTCACCCGCAGCGAGGACAAGACACCTGTATTGGCCGCCGGGACCGTGTAAATCGCGGTCTCGGTCGCGGCCGATGGGGTGAGGTGTTTGCGAAAGTACTTGTTGGCCATGGTCAGATCGCCGATACAAAGTTGATGGTCAGGATCACCGACGGAATGGCTGGGCGGGTGGGACTCGTGCCCGCAGCGTAGTGCTCCAAGTAGACGTCCAGGCTGTCCGACCACCATGCGATTTCCAGGTAGTCGTTGATGGGGTCGTCCACGGTGAAAATGCCTGTGATGGCGGGCACGACGTGCGCCCAAATGGTTGAGCTTTTGCGCACTGGGATGTCAAAGCGGGTGTTGGACAGGGGATAGTTCACCCCAGTGTCCTTGGCCCAGACCTCAAATTCGGCTGCCGTGTTGCCTCGGTTGGTCACCTGCAGGGTGAAGGTAACCAGATACTGCCCCGCGCAGGGCACTTTGATGCGGCTGTTGCTCTCGACAGTGATGCCGTTGGCAAAGGCTGGCGCGAAGGTAAGCAGGTTCTCACCAGTGACGCTGGCGTTGGTTTGATCCTGCTCCGAGATCATCATTGCGTTGGGCAAGATGATGCCGTTGCTGTTCTGGAACCCGCGAATGCCGCCAGCAAACCCGCCACCCGCGCCGCTGCCCGCTGCGAACCAAGCGCCTGCTCCTGCCTTGTCCTCGCTGGTGGTGGGCGTGTAGGTGTTGTTGAGCTGGAAGACCACCTGCTCCAGCGAGCGCACGAGCTGGTCGAACTGCTCGGCGCTGTACTCGGGCCGAGCATTGGGCAGGCGGACGTTGTTGATCTTGCTCATTAGGGTTTACCCTACCTCAAGCCATCAGGCTGGATGTCCACACGCATCGTGCCAAAGCGCCAGTTGGTGCCCAGCTCATCGCTTTCGATGCGAAGCTGAATCTGCCTGCCGCGCGCCCGGGTATCCACCTTCTGCGTGCCAGGGGCGATGACGTAGGGGTCGAGCGAACTCGGGCTGGCCGCAGCCTGGGGGAAGGGCCGCAGCAGCAGCCGCACCGTCAGGTTGCCGATCTGGTTCTTGAAGTCGGGGATGAACCGCTTCATGAACAGCATCTGATCGCCATCACCGATGTCAAAGTACCCGGACACCACGTAAGCGTTGATGGGCTGATCGACCGCGTTGACCCCGTCTTCCTGGCTGTACAGGCGCGTGCGCCCGGCCGTCAGGCCGTAAACAGGGTCTCCGTACGTCGGTGTCGCAGTGCTATCTGGCAAGTAGGCCGATGCCACGGGCTTGGCAAAGGTGTTCATGTCCGCCCAGGACGTGCGCGCCATGGTGCCAATGCTCCAGACGTTCTCCAGGTAGTTGTAGCTCACGAAGCGGTCGATGTAGTCGCTTGTGAACGAGCAATACCACCACGTCACCTCGGTGAACTGGGTGTTGATGCCCACGTGAGTCTTGAAGCTCTGGATGAGGTTGATGTCCTCAAACACGTAGTCCTGCACGGTGCAGGGAATCTTCTTGACCGTGCCGTCGAACATGAAGAACGCATCACGGCCCATCCAAAACGCCACGCCGTTGACATCCGCCGCTGCGTGCGGGCCGATGCAGCCGCAGTTGGCACCGAGCTGCTGGAAGCCAAAGGTGTAGGGCGGCCCCAGGTACTGCTGGCCATGCACGGAAGTGTCCGTGAAGATCAGAATCTGCCCCCGCGAGCGGATGGCCGTGACAATAGTGTTGCCGTCCGTGATCCGCTGGCCCCCGGCCGTGTTCGTGGCCGTCGGCACAAAGTCCGTGATGTTCTCCTGGTCGGAAAAGCGCACGTACATCGGGTCCTGGGAAGCGGGCGTGCCCAGCACTGTCTCCGTGCCAAAGCACACCAGATGCCGGTCCGGGGTGGAGACAAGCGCGAACTTACTCTTCGTGGGGGCTCCTGCAATGGCCACGGCCCGCGTACCGAGGCCCCCGCTGGGGAGCCACTCGTAGATGTCGCCATCGACCACCTGCGCGATCAGGTTCTCGCCGTAGTTGTCGAACTGCCAGATGCGGGGGTTGAGCTGCAGACCGGCCGAGGGCGGGCGTGGCGTGCCCCAGGTGAAGAACCCCCAGGTGCCCGTGCCCCAGCCAAAGTCGATGTAGCCCTGATCCGCGCCCGTGTTGATCTGGTAGGCGGCATCGGCCGTTCCGGCCGCAGCAGCGGTGCTGGTGGCCTGAGTGGGGGAAGTGATGCGGTAGCTGTTGGCGTTCAAGACCTCGACGATCTCGAACTCGTTGTCCAGGTCCGCGTTGGGAATACCGCCGGGATCGCCGGTGGTGTTGGAGAACGTGACAAAGTCCCCGGTGACCGCACCGTGGCCAGAATCGTTGACCACCACGTTGGTCGAGCCGTTGGTCGTGTCAAACGTCACGCCGGTGGTTGTCGCACGGATTGGGGTGACATCGGCCCACGCGCCGCCATAGAACACGTAGAGCTTGCGGTTTGTACCAATGGCCGCACGTGGGGAGCCGTCCAGCGCGGTCCAAGTGAATACCTCGCTGGTGTAGCCGATGAAGTAGACCTCGGTGTTGTTGAAGTTGGTCCAGCCGCCCATCTTCTCGGGCAGGCCGTAGCGAAAGCGCACGTAGTCGCAATCGACCCAGCCGCCTTCGGCACCATATTCGGTGTTCTGCTTGTCAACGCCGGGCTTGAGGAAGAGTCGAAGCAACGCCATGATCAGCCCTTTTTGCGAGCAGCACGCATGTTGTCAACAAGATTCGGGTAGGGGCGACCGGCCGCCTTGGCCATCCTTTTGGCGGCCGCCTTTTTGGCCGGAGCGAGGGCCTTGGGCTTGCCCAGGCCCTTTGGCCGATTCTTGTCCCAGACGGGGGTGGATTTCATGGCGTCTCCTGGTAGGTCATGAAAGGAACATGGACCGCTCGTCACGACGACGGCGGTCAAGGCCTGGTAGCACCTTGCCGCCCGCCTTGTTCCACATCAAAAATGCGTCGGCCGCAGGTTCCCATTCAGCGCGGTTGGCCCGCATACGAATGGTACTGCGCTGCAGGTTTCCTAGCCCGACATTAAAGGCAAAAGAGACGAGAGCGTCAAAGCGGCCTTGAGCGCCAGCACTGCCGGGAACAAGTCGAAGAACACCGCGTTCAAAATGGACGAGGTCAGCCTTGAAAATCTCAACCAATTCCTCTTTTGACCATACACGATTGTCCTCCGGTTTAAGTTGGTAGTCGCTGCGAACTGGCCCTGTGTAACCCCCGACACGGGCGTTGGGCAGGGCCAGTTGATCTGCGTACAGGGCATGGCCCCATCCAATCGTCCAAATCGCAGCACTGCAGCGATAAGGGCGATTGCGGTAGCCCTCGAAGTGGTGCATCAGGTCAATACCTTTGCTGGACGTTTTCATGTCTTGATCCACATTTATCGAAGTGGTAGCGACGCATATTGCCGCCTCCCCCCCGTAGTCCACAGTGCGGGCACTCAATCACCAGGCGCTTGCCTTTGCACGCGCTACTGAGTTTTGCGCAGTAATCAGGGTCCGCAAGACGTTTTGCGGCACCGGCAACATAGGCCTCCTTAAGGCGCTTTATACCGGTTGCACCGTCTGCGCTCGGGGCCTTGTTGTACAACTCCGGCAGCCACATGCGAACAATTTCCGTCTCAAGTTTTTTGGCCTCTTCGGGAGTCTGGGTTTCAATAAGTAATCGAAACTCAAACGCCTCCACGCCATACTTTTTAGCGTCCTCAGCGTACCCCTGATAGTGCAAAAACCGACTGGTTTTTATGTAGCATTTGTGGTGTCGTAAGCGCAACTCCACATTTTTGGAACTGCCAACGTAGGCCTTTCCATTCAACTTATTGCGAACAACATAGACACCAATGGTCATTTCTTACCCCAGGTCCTGGAACCAAACCAAAACCCTAGTATACCACCAAGCATGGCCATCTCATCGGACGAGAAGATCAGGTCCGAGTACTTGAGGATGTCGTCGATGCTCTTGATCAGCTCGGGATGGTTCCACAGATAGATCGCCATGAAGGTGTTGATCATCAGCAGC